GCTAGGTTCTGTTACACTATAATTTGTCATTATGGTGTGTCAGGGAATGTATACCTCTTATAAGTATACAAGTTCTTGACGGAGGAATAGTAATGTTTTAGATAAGTGGGATCTAACAAGATTGATAACCTTGTTTGAGACTGCACCTACTGCAACTATTCTTCCCTTTCAAAAGGGTCACTCAATCGAGTAATAGTGAATCCAGAATCTTCTTCCGCAAAAGAATTTTGAATGTGGAAGGTCAGATTTGGGTCTATTTGAAGAGGATTAATAGAAATATTAACATCCCTATCTCGTAGTCGTCTTAAAGTGACGAACACTCTTTGAGCGAGTAAAATTGTCGCTTGGTTAACCACCAAGTGCTTACGTTTAGAAAGAAGACGCGGATCAGAAATCGTTAACTTAAGGACTTTTGCAAGTTCGTGCTCAACTGTACCAAAGGTATCAGATGCAGCATCTGTTATTAAAGAAAGGAATTTTCCGATTTCTCGTTTGTGAAGCACCAAAATTGGGATGCACTCATCAATATTCCCCGACAGGTTGTGAACTTCCCAATCCTGACGAAGATCCGTGTATTTGCATTGCGCAAACCATGTATCCAAATCGTTACACATGTCTATCAATTGGCCTCTTACTGTGAGATTCATCGCTCTTATGAATTTGGCTTTCGCCTTTTCATACTCACCGCATGGGTAAGGGATAACCCTACGAACATACTCCAAAAGAGTATGACGAAGGGTCGCCGAACCTGACTTAAGAGGAAATTGGTGGAGTATCTCAAGTTTATGCCGGGTCAGCCTGATTTGTTTATCAGTAACTTTCATACGATGAGCTTGCGATAAAAATGTGTGTAAAAGTTCACGGGACCAATCTTCAAACGCACGAGAATTGATCTTAGTGAGCGCGTAGACAAGTTGATTTATGTCTTCGCTCTCGACGATTGCACTAACAGGGTAAGGACTGACGTCCCTTCCTTTGTAGTACGATCGCTTAGCAAACTCAAAAAAGTCTGAAGAAATGAAAGACTTGTTTGCAGCTAGGTTCACTCCAAGCGCTGAAATGGTAGCATGATAATGATCCGCACATAATTTTCCAGCTAGACATAGGTCATCTCCAAGCAGTATATAGCGAGGTTTCTCTTTCGAGAGTTTACCTGAAATAAACAGTAGGAGGTGATGACACATGGTGAACAAGGGCCAAGAGCTATAGGCCCCCATTGGTTGACCAGCTAAGTAACTTAGCTGCCCACCATCTGGTTTCTCAAAAGGAAACCCGACCATCAGTGTCTTCCATGCAAGAGCCTTTTCCTCTCCTAGGAGTTGTCGTAAGACTTCTACTTGGAGGTTCAAAGGGAATCGGTCTGTTGCATTGACCAAATCAAAGCTGAAAAGCGTGCGACCAAGAGTCCATTCCGAACCATGACCAGTTTGATCATTTGTTTGATCACCTGGAAACTTTTTGAGGTTACTCATTAATGAGTCATGGAGTGGAAGAAGGGCAGTTTGGCTCCAGTAATCCAAAATCGCTAGGAGTCGTGTCTTCATCTCCTTATCAGGGATGGGAACGACCTTTCGAAAGCGGATCCCTTTGTTCAAGGGGTTAGCGCTTTTCTTAGCGAATTCTGAACACTGCTGTAAAGGGACTTCCAAGTCCGGGTTAAAGGCAATTATTGCAGCCTTTAACTCATCTGGTAAAACACCAGCATCTGCTACAGCTGAAGCTAGAGCCTGACCGTTCGGACCTTGTTTTGTGGAAAGATGGAAAAGATGCCACGGATCTGTAGTAACTTTAATACCGTATTCCTTAATAAACTCCGAAATGTAGGGTTTAATCCACTCTATATCAGGTGAATTAGGAGTTTCGATTGAAGTATAGTCAGGCTTTAAAGGGCCCTTCCAAGATCTGCTTAGGTAGGTCAACGTAAGTGCCAATTTAATGTACTTGGTATC